GGAGAGTCACGTTGATAAAGACCTCGGAGTTCTGCAGAGACACCAGGGGCAAGGCCAGGCCAGGGTTCTCTGCAAAGAAAAAGTGAAGCGGGACAACCAGCTGGCGCGAGCGGATTGAGGGCTCGGGAATCGTGGTCATTGGCAGAGCGGGAGGGGTCACGGATGGAGTGACAGCGTGAGGGTACTGTCCCTGCCGGTCGTAGGCGTTGGCCGGATCATTCAGTTCCGGCACATTTCCCACCATCTGGTCGACAATGAGGCGCTTGTTCCTGTCGTGTGTGAGGTACGAGTAGAACTTCATCCACTCTCCTGTCATTGACTGAATGACCTGTCCATTCATCACCAGGTCTACGTGGTCGATGAGATTGTACCCCAGATTGTTGATCCACTGGAACTCATATCCGATCGAGTTGGTCGTGGGAACATCCAGGTTCGGACCGGCTCCGTATCCAGCTGGGAGAGCCGAGTTCACATTGGACAGGGGCGACCAGATGTTCGGCATGGTGAGAACAAGGTAGGTGTCGTGAATCAGCTGAGCATAGCGGTCAATACGACACGAGATGGTCTTGGTTCCCGACGACGAGAACTCAAGGTTCGAGGCCGTAAAGGCCATACGAATGGACTCCATCGCAAAGTTCGTGTGACGACGATAGACGGCCCGAAAATGAGTCATGGAAGGATTTCCATTCACCAACTCATTTTGAGCACCTGTGCCAACCAGTTGCAGGAGGCCACCGGGCATTTGTATTAAGATAGGGTCTTTGTTTAATTTCTTATACCGTTACACTGTTGGCGCTGCGGCCTTCACGCCAAGCGGCGGGATCACGTTGACGCGAACCACACCGCGGTCCGTGATAGAGTTGAACGTGCCCGGAGCACCGATGGCATTCGATACACAGCAGAGGTTCGAGAAAGTGGCCCCGCCAATTGACCCGGCAGAACCCGCAGACAGCGTCGGAATGATGAACCGCTGGTACTGGGTGGCGTTGTTGGCCATTGCGGACAAGAACACCTGGTTGCTCTTACGGGACTGGGGAGGGGGCTTCGAGTGGTATGTCGCGGCCGCGATTTGACGCTTACGCTGAGTCAGGTAGTCCTGAGCCGAATTGACCTGCATTGTTATTTATACGATAGAGTTTTTAGTTAAGTATGCGCTTCGTCTTGGTGAGCACGCACACCGATCAGACTACGGGGTACTCGAAGGTGAGTCACAATCTCCTTCGACAGCTCTCGACCCTTGCCCCCAAGGTGAAGGTCTACCACTTTGGATTTCAGCGTCACCCGAATCGTACGAGTCACCGCAAGGTGGCCGACGGGGTCATTCAGTACGACGCCGCGGCCAACGAGGACCCGAAGGAGGACGGGTTTGGGTTCAACAAGATCTACGAATACCTTGACATGGTGAACCCCGACGTCGTGATGATCTACAATGACCCCCTCGTTGTGTATCGCTTCCTTGAGTCGATGAAGCATCAGCGTGGTGTGTCGCCGTACAAGCTGTGGATCTATATGGATCAGGTGTACAACGGTATTGCCCAGCCACTGATGGATAAGATCAACGACCATGCGGACCGGGTGTATTGCTTCACGCCGTCGTGGAAGGCAATCTACGAGACATATGGAGCGCACAAGGACGTGCGCGTGATGGAACACGCCGTGGACTCGAGCGTGTTTTCTCAGCTGCCTCGTCAGGCCCGCGTGGATTGCCGTAGGAACCTCAATATTCCCGATGACGCAGTCGTCTTCTTCAACGCCAACCGTAACAGCCAGCGTAAGCGTCTCGACCTCAGTATTGCGGGCTTCGTGGAGTATATGACCCGCAACCCTGCCAAGACCCCCTACTTGGTGATTGCGACGAACACGAACCCCCAGTCGGGAGCGTATTACGACGTGATGCGCATCTACTCGGCCGAGGTCACTCGACGCGGGTTGGCTATTGAGTCGTACGCCACTCGCTGCGTGATCATTGATACCAGCCCGCCGAACTTCATCAACGATGAGGGTATCAATCAGCTGTACAATGCAACGGACATCGGCCTGAACACGACGGACGGCGAGGGCTACGGCCTCTGCCAGCTGGAACATATGTACACGGGGGCCCCGCAGGTCGTGACCGACGTGGGCGGGTTCCGCTCGTTCATGGATGACACCGTGGCCGAGTTCATCCCGCCGGGTGATCGCGTGTATTTCCCGGGCTCTATGCCTCTGGGTAGTTACGCGCCCACGTTCGCTGTCAAGGACGTTGCGGATGCCATGGAGCGTGCCGTGAATACCCTCGAGGATAAGCGGGCGGCGATTCAGGAGTACATGTTCAAGTCGTGGTCGCGTATCTGCGACCCCTGGCTGGATGATGTGCTTACGGCAGCGTCCACGTAATCTGTGTGGGAGAGGTCAGAAGACCCACGCGAAGGAGACGCTGCTCGTCATCAAAGGCCGGTCCATCAAAGACCTCCTTCGTCTCCGGGTCAATCAAAAACACCATCTGCTTAATCAAAACCTTCTGCAGTCGACGCTTCCGCCGCTGTGTGTTTCGCAGGTAGGTCAAGTCCGTTTCCTCTGTCTTGATGTTTGGCTTGAAGGCCAGGTCCTCACCCGTTGACGCACTATCAAAACGCATACACGATAACACAGGCTTTTCACGACTATGGAGTTTCCGATGGATTTCACAGTCGACGGCAGCCTGCTTCAGTAGCAGAGTAATCCGCTTATTGGTGATATCCTTCTCAAACGAGGTCTCGTACAGGTATTCGTCGGTAGACATGAACGCCTCGGTCGGCTCTCCCTTGTACCGCTTGGTCGAGGTATCCGAACGACGAATGGGCACGACGTTGGACGAGTTCTCTGTCGACTTGGCCTGGGTGTCCGTGAAGACACTGACATAGAAACTGATGCGAACCGTGCGCTCCTCCATCGAGAGACTGGCGTGCGAGCAGATACGAATCGCACGACCAATAACCTGCTCGTGACGTGCGGGATTCCAGTGTGGCTCCATGATGTGGACGTGACGTACGTTGGCCAAGTTGATACCCGCTGCTCCACTGGACGAGGCCATCAGCATACACAGAAGCTTCTTGCCCCGCGACTCGACCGAGGCCTTGAGGCTGGGCGGGAAGTCATCCGCAAACCGACTATTGAAAATCTGGCGCATCAGATCGCGCTGGTCCACATCCTCCTCACCGGTGTAGAAGGCGTAGGCCGGCTTCTCAGCATCCATTGTCTTGTCCTCGACCCACTGGTTGTTCTCCTTGACGATGCGATAGGGTTGCCATCCGTTCGCGTCCAGCACCGCGCTGAACACGCCCAGTCCCTCGAGCTTGCGATACTGAGAATACACGAACTGGTTCTTCCACTCGGGACTCGACTTCAGGGTCTCATTCACGTTGGTCAGCATCCGCAGAATCTTGGGACTGAAGGTTTCCAGGGCCTTGGGGGACAGGAACCGCTCAGGATTGGCCCGGAGTTTGTCGAGCACGCCCTCCTTGCCCGGGGCCTCGTCGTCCTCTGTGACTTCCTCGTTCTCACCCTTGATCATGTCCGGAGGAATCGCATAGTTACAGGCCAGACGAGAGTTGACGCGGAAGGTCTTCATCTCAGCATCATTGGCCTGGGTGGGACTGATACGACGCTTGTCGCGCTTGATTTCATCCCACCGCACCTGGAGATACCGGCCGAACATCTCCGACGACATGGGCACTTCCTCCAGCATCTTGTCGTCGTCTACGCGTTTGGGCAGGAGGCGCTCGTCGGCACCCTTGAAGTACGAGACCAGTCCCTGGATACGGCGGGCAAACAGGATGGGGTTCTTGATATTGAGTCCATCCTGAAAGAGAGTTCCAAACTCAACCTGGTCTGTCGGGAGACATTCAAGGTTCTCTGTCGACACGCGGTCGATGGCCAGCTCAGAACCGGGTATCTCGACCTCAAACTTGTTCTTGAAGCCGGTCACCCAGTCCGCGGCAATCTCCGTGAAGGGTAGGTCCTTCATGTACTGCACCGCGGTGCGCTCACCGGCCTCGTTGTACACACTGCGAAAATGGGGCGGGTTGCGCGTCACAAGCAGATACTTCTTCAAGGCGTTGAACTCGATCGTGTCCACCTCCGGAATCCCCTGGAGAACAGACTTCATCTTCTCCTCGTCCCAGGCCGTGATCGCCTTCAGAGGAATCGTAATACGCTCGATGGGTCCGCGCAGGAGATTCATCAGGAACGCAATCTCGATAGCACGGTTGATCACGGGAGTTCCGGACAGGGTCACGACCTTGCAGTTCTTGGCGTAGTAAATCTTGTCATACAACTTCCGCGCCACATCGGACATATTCACGATACGCGAGATGAACTCGTGGACCTCGTCGATGATCACCACCGAGTTGTCATACGGGTTATCTCCTTCTGCGGGAGCAACCTTCTCGATGTTGGCCGAGCTGAGGCCGTTGTAGCGAATGAAGGTGAAGCGCTGGTCGATGATATCCTCAATCTGCTTGCCGATGATGTCGCGGGCATCCTTCGGCAGGGTATCAAAGTTGGCCGCCGCGTTGGGGATAGTGACGAAAAAACGACCGTTGCGATCGAGGAAGCCGTCAGAGATACCGAGTTTCTTGGCCTCGGCCCGGGTCTCGTCCGACAAGGGGCGCAACTCCCAGTGTTGCTCGTAGGCATAGATGGGGTCTCCACACTTGCGGAGCTCGCCGCGATAGTTGATTTCGAGGGACGCCGGTAGCATCACGTAGATACGGCGGTCCGAGACCAGGGACTCCGCCACGGCGATGGAGGTACATGTCTTTCCGGATCCCAAACCATGGTAGACAAGCAGACCACGATAGGGAGTCTCCGCCGAGAGGTACTCGCGCACAATCTTCTGGTGAGGGAGCAATTCGCGTGCGTTGCCTCGTTTGGTGCACAGATCGACGTCCTTGTCATCGTCGTCCACGTCGCGGCCTCGGTATTTGAGGAAGATACGAGTGATGTGGTCCGCGAAGGCCTTACGATTTGGTAGAACGTAGGGTCTCGCCATTGTTTTTACTGTTGATTTGATAATGAGGAAAAACCATCGCGTCACGATGGTGACGATCTATCTCTTTTTGCTAGCTGCCTTTCTCTACCTGAAACCCGCGATTGCGTTTGGTCGAGAGGGACGGATTCGTCCCTTTGGCACACAGGATCGTGAGGCCACGGTGTTCCCCCTGTGGTGGTGGATCTTTACGATTGCCGTCGTCTCCTA